TGAGGTTCGACTTGCAGCGGTTGAACGGGTTGTCCGCCAGCGGCGCAAGGGCCGCGATGTGGCCGTCGTAAGCAGGCATGTACGCGCTGACCGGGCGCGAGGCGACGTACCGGGCGCGAGGCGCGTACTGGCGCATCTTCAGCCACTCGGGGTGCTTCGGATCGTCACCCGCAAAGATGACACGGGGGTCGTTGAAGGCTTCGGCCGAGGGCGCGACGTCGGGAACGTGACTCGGGCCACCCGCGTAGACGAAGGTCTCGGAGCCCGGCGTCGCGCGCGTGAACTGCCCCTCGTCGAACGGCAGGGAGTTGGGCACGACGACCACGTTGGGGTTCAGCGCGCGGACGTGATCGGCCAGGGCCACGTTCGTGACGAGCACCACGTCAGCGGCGGCCAGGCACGCGCGGATCTTGGCGGGCGTACCGCTGGCGTTCCACGCGCCCGCCAAGTAGTGCTCGGGCGGCAAGTCCCAGAAGTCGTCGAGGTCGGCAACGATCTTGAAGCCCTGCCGGCGCTTGGCGACGAGCGCCCCGGCGCCCTGCTGCATATACCGGTTGAACACCAGCACGGGCACCTTGGGCTCGACCTTCAGCTGGCCGAACGGGAGGTCAATGCGATGATAGCCGCAGGACGTCGGGCCGCCGCCATGCAGTTCCAGGAGGCTCATGCCGTCTCTCGCGGATAGGGGTAGTACAGTTGCTCGGAGTCCAGCTCGGCGTGCCAGATGGGGCGGTTCGCCTCGATCGCGGCATACTTTTCCTCTGCCGTCATGTTGGGCACCGGATGCTCGGCGAACACGTCCTCGGAATGGATGTACGCCGAGGCTCGGATTGGCGAGGGCAGGCCGCCGCGCCCGAGGATACGGCGCACGCGATCGTTGCGGCCGGAATCCTCGTACCCGTAGGTGCGGCAGGCTTCGTTGTAGTACCCGACCTGCTCCAGCATGCCGCGGGTCTGGAAGTTGAAGCACCCGACCGTCGAGTCCCACCAGCCCATCTCGCTCTCGACCCTGAGCGCCCGGCTCTTGAAGATCTCAGGCAGCCCGAGGTAGCCGAGGCCGTGCGCGCTGGCTTGCGCGACGAAATACTCGGCCCATCCCGGCATGACCGGGTAGCAGTCGTCATCGAATAGGAAAAAGTAATCGCACCCGGCGGCGTACAGCCGGTGCAGGACTTCATTGCGTGCGTAGGCGGGGCCGCGGCGGTCGACGTCGGTGAACTCCTCGACTACCGCTCCGCTCGGGGCAAGCAGCGGACGTAGCGCGCGTACTCCGCAGGTGATCCGGCCGACACCGATGCGGCTCACTTGTTCTTGCGCTGCTTGGCAGCGTCCTTGTTCTGCGGTGCGGTGCGGTGCGCTTTGCCCTCGGGCGCGGGGGCGATCAAGCCGCCTCGTTCGAGATCGGCAGCGCGAACCTCGTCACTCGGGGTGAACGGCTCGCCGCGAATGGCGACGCGGCCGACCTCGGGAGCGTAAAACGATTTCAGGATGACGTGCGACATGGGGCTCTCCAGCGTGGGAAGGTGAGCGGGGCGCTCAATCAGCCGCCCCGCCCTCCAACATCATCGTCCCTGCCGACGAAGATCAGGTCGTGGGAGCGGCGAACGGGCCGTAGACGAACGACTCGGGCCGGTACACGACCAGCGCCAGGCGTTCCTCGGCGCGGATCGTCACCATGTTCTTGATGAAGTTGTCACCGTCTTCGGTCGAGACCTGGACGTTGGCGTCTTCACGGTCGAACACCTGGGCCGCCATGTTGAACGCGCCGACCAGGAAGTTGCCGGCCGGAATCGCATTGGTATCCACGACGGGCAAGCGCCACAGCTGCGGGCTGGCGCCCGTGCCGACGTTGACCCAGACGTACTCGCCGGTGGTGGTCTTGGTCAACTCGATATCCGCCCAGTCGATCGGGTTCAGCACGATGCCGCTGGCCCGGTACTCGGCGACACGCACCTGCAGGATCGCCTTGCGCAGCACATCGATCTTGTTGTCGCCGGCCGCACGCAGGGCGTCATCGAAGTCGGTCGCCTGCGGGATGAGGCCCAGCAGATTCTCGCCGGTGCCGTCGCCCGACAGCAGTTGCGCTTCCTCGACGTACTTGAGGCCGTAGGTCAGGCGGGTGTCGATGTAGCTCGACAGCATCGGCACGTCGGCAAGGATCTGCTTGGACGCCTTCAGCCAGTGAGCCAAGGTGCGGACCGGCGAGTCAACCTGCGCGAACGACAGGTCGGACTGCGGCTTGGAGGTGCCCTCCGCCACCGCAGCGGCCATGTTCTGGAAGCCCGACTCGCGCACATAGCGCACGATGTTCGAACTGGTGCGGCCCGGCATCAGCAGATCGCGGATGGTGAACGGGCGCAACGCGGGGCTGACAACGCCCGGCAGCCAATCCGGTTGGATCGCGCTGCCCGCGGCCCCGGTGCCCGTCGTGGCGCTGGTCACGTTGGTGACGGCTTTCAGCTGCAGGATCGCGGTGCCACGGCCTTTGGCGGCGAAGTCCTTGAAGTCCTCGGATTCGCAGAGCTGGGCGCCGGCGGACTTGACGGCCTGCGGGTCGCCCATCTGCGAACGCATGGACTTGATCTCGGCAATTTCCTGCTCGACGCCATTCAGCCGCTTCTGCAGCGCGACGCCATCCGTGGCCGCCTTCTGCAGCGCGGCGACCGTCTCGGCGGAAGCCTTGCCGAGTTTCTCGATCTCCTCGTTCGACTTGGCGACGAGACCCTTGATCTCGGCGTCGCGCGTTTCGAGGGCGGTCTTCAGGGCAGCCTTCAGCTGCTCCGGGTCGACGCCGTCTTTACGGCCGACGCGGTAGCCGGTGTGCTTGATCTTGCCGCTCTGCTCGCCGCGACGAATGCCGAGGGCGAAAAGGTTGAAAATATTCATGCGTGGATCCTCATTGGGAAGTGATGACGGCCAGAAGGTCGGCCAATTTCAATTCGCGGTTCTGGCTGTCAGCCTCACGCTGACGGAGAAGGTGGCTCAGACCCTTGCCCGCGATGGCTGCGGCCTGAGTTTTCGAGAAGCCTGCCTCATCTCGCAGGAACGCCTCGAAATCCTTCAATGTGGGTAGCTTGCCATGTTCCAGCGCATTTTTCACCCCATCAATACGCGCGCTCGGCCCTGCGGGGAAGGTGACCAGCGAAACCTCCCAGAGATTGATCTCCGTGAGGGTGACGATGTTGGTCTTCGTGTCCTCTTCCCATTTGGTCGCCACGTAGCCGATCGAGAGGCCGTCGATGGCGCCCAGCTTTAGCAGCGCATACGCCTCGGCCCCCTGCGCCGCCTCGGTGGCCAGGCGCCCGGTGACCTTCAGGCCCTTGGCGTCTTCGACCATCGACAGCCATACGCCGATGGGCTTGTCCGAGCGATGCTGCCAGAGCATGTTCGGCATCTTGCCGCGCTTGGCATAGTCCTTCAGCGACTTGGCGAACGCGCCCTTGGCGACGACCTCGTTGTAGCTGTCGACCTCACCCCAGATCGAGGCGTAGCCGGTAAACGTGCCATCCGCCTGGATCTCAGCATCCTTCAGGTCGATGGCTTGGTTGAGGAATTTCAGTTTCATGGCAGCGCGTCTCCGGGTGCTGGCGCCGACGGCTTGCCGCCGAGGTCGCCCAATTTGTTGAGCGGGACGAGGTTGGACTGGACGGTCAGCTCGTCGGCCCCCTCGATCGCAGGGTCGCCTTCCTTCGCGCGGATCTCGTTACGCGTCATGTAGCCGTTCTGCCCGCCCGAGGCATACAAGGCCGCGCGCGCCGCGCTATCGCCGCGTTCCAGCTCGTCCAGGTCGAAGGCCAGCACGCTGCTCTGCAGCAGATTCAGCGAGCGGGATACCGCCTGCTCGATCCGGGTCAGGTAGGCGCGCAGGCCCGTCTTGATCCACAGCAGGATCAGGGTTTCGAGGGACGACGCCCACGAGCTGGCCTTGGTCATGTAGCCGGCCAGCGGCGGCGGCACGCCGAACCAATGGCACATCTCCTCGGCGTTGAACAGCCGGGATTCGAGCATCTGCGCGTCAACCGGGTTAATGGTGATCGGCGAATAGTCCATGCCGTTCTCCAGCACCATCGTCTTGCCGGCGTTGGAACTGCCGGTGAACTGCTCGATCGACTTGCGCACGTCCTCGCGGATCTCCGGCGTGGCAAACGACTTGTCGTACTTGATGAAGCCGCCGGCCGACAGCCCGGAGCCGAAAATCTTGCCGCTGGCCTGGTCGGTGGCGATTGAACGCCCGATCGTCTGCCGGGCCATCGCAATCGGCGACAACCCCACGAGGCCGTCCACGCCGAAGCCCTTGATGTGCAGGATCTCGTCCGCCGTGAACTCTTGGCGCTGATTGCCGCGCAGGTAGGCGTACTTGACCTGGCCGGTCGCCATCTCGCGATAGACCGTCACGAACTCAGGGCGCAGCGGGTCGAGGGCGACGACGCGCCCGGCGACCTTGACCTTGACCGCGTAGGCATTCCCCCACAAGCAGAGGGAGACAACCATCATCTCCCAGAACTCGACGGCGGTCATGTAGTTGTTGGGCGAGTAGCGCAACATCCAGTACGTCGAGCTGCCGGTCGCCTTGACGAGCTTGCCGTTGGCGTCGGGCCGCTTCAGCTCCAGCGGCAACGTGCCGACCGTTTCGGAAATAAGCCGCACGCAAGCGAAGATGGGGGCGACCTGGAGCGCGCCGCCGGGGCTGACCTGAACACCAGCGTCCGACCCGACCGACCGGAAGGGCGCCATGCCGTCCCGCGCGCCGCTGGGATACCAGCCGCTCCCGAGGTACCCGAGGACGCCCTGGATGCCGTCGAAAAAGTGGATGAAGGGGTCTTTAAGCGCCATCGCGACGGCCTCCGCGCAAGAGTAGGGCGAGGCCGAGCAGATGAGTGCCGGCGGCGATGAGCGCCCACGCGGGGCCGAGAAGCAAGGCCACGCCAGCGACGATCAGGCCGGCGCCGAGTACCAAGACCAAGCCGTTGAAGACAGCCGGGTTCACCCGGTCACCGGGCTGCTGAGGAAGCCGGACCAGTCGTCGGGCTTTTCGCCGCCCGCCATATGCCGGCCCATCGCCATGCAGAGCGCGACGAAGGGGTCGATTTTCTTGTCGTTGGTCTCTTTGTTCGGGTACACGTTGTCCTTCCGGTCCGCCTTGGCTACGACGTTCGACATGGCCCATTCCATCACCTTGTCCCCGTTGTGGTGGAACTGCCGATTCAGGATCAGCGCCTCGATCTGCTTCATGGGCTCGGAGAAATTCAGCACGGTCGGCCCGAACTCCACGACCGGCAGGCCCTCATCGGTCAGCGCGGTGACTAGCATAGTAGCATTGTGCGGGTCGTACGCAATCTCCGCCAGATCGAAGGTCTTGGCGAGGTCGCAAATGTCCTCGAAGATCAGCGAGTAGTCGGTGATGTTGCCCTCAGTCACCGTCAGCAGCCCGAGCGCCTCGTATTCGCGGTAGTGCTCATTCTGCGGCAGATCGACCGTCGAGCGCGGCAGGTAATACTTGCCGAACCGGGTGAACGTGCCATCGGTCTCGGGGAACAGCAGCTCCAGGGCGCACAAGTCAATCTTCGAGGCCAGATCCAGCCCGAGGTAGCAACGGCGGCCGCGGTACTGGTCGAGCCTGAGCGACTCGTCGGCGCACGCGCGCCACTTCAGCAAGTCGATGAACGCATCGCGCGCCTGGACCCAAATATTCAGGTGTTTGGTCTTGAAGTGGCCCTGCTTGCGCGGGTTGTTAATCGCGTCCTGCTGTTGCGCCAGCAGGAACTCGGCCGAGACGCTGATCCCGAAATTGGGGTTGGCCTTGCGCAGCGACGACTCCGAGGTCCAATCGTCGTCGTCTTTGTCAATCGTGAAGATCAGCGCAAAGAGCGTCTCGTCGGTCGTCGTGCCCTGCAGCACTTTCTGGCACTCCAGCCAGTCAGCGCGGCACGGGCCTGCGATATTATCGCCCGCGGTGCTGACCACGATGCTGAGCGGCTGCTCTCGGGCGCCCATGCCCGCCTCCATCGTGGCGAGCTGCTCGTCGGTGACGTGCTCGTGGTACTCGTCGGTGATGGAGCAGTGCGGGCTGGCCCCGTCGCCGGGCTTGCCGATGACCGGCTCGAATTTCGCCATGCTGCCCGGCACCGTCAGGCTCTTGGCATTGACCCGGACGCCGAAGCGCTCGCGGAAGTCGGGGCGCAGCGTGGCC